AAAGAGGATGCATATCCAGTTACAGTGTGATTAAATACAAAATCTTCATTATCATCTAAATCATTAAATTCACCTTTTTTACTATTTAACCATAAATATAAATTTGAGAAAGCAGTAGAGCCAAAGAATTTATCAAATTCACCATTAGAGCCTCTAGTGAATAATATACCATATTTTGATTCTATGGCCTCTATGATATGTATTGCTCTTATTGCAGGTTTTAAATCAGTATATTCTAAACCTCTATTTCTATCTAAAGATGTTGGTAGATTTGATTCATCGCAATATAAATTTCCAGATGAATTGAAAAAACCACTAGCAACAGGGTCATCCGAATTAAAAAATAATCTTTTTTTAGACGTTATTAATGGATATATAATAGAGTTAGTTTGACTATTTAAATTTAATCCTGTAGTAAAGCCATTTCTAACATTTGATTCTGAATATTCGTGATTGTAATTTTTTAGATTATCTAAATCAGTCAACTCATCATCACCTATTAAGTCTTTTAGAGATACTGTTTTACCATAAAATATAACCTCGTAAGCATAAGCCTTGTTGTTTTTCATCTTCACACTATTCAAAAATATTTTACCCTCCCTGAATGGCTTATAGTTTATAAACAACCTAGCTTTTCTTTTCTTTCTAGCATCAAAAGCATTACCAGTAATGTTAAAATTGTAAAAATGTCTAAACATTTTATTGTTAGTGTCTGATGCAGGTACTGTAAATGTGTGAGAAAAGTCAGTGAATACCTTACCTATATCCTTAACGTCTTGTATAGTTGATGTAAGTTGTATAGTTTCATTATCGAATAGATCAATAAGGACTTCTTGACTTTTATTATTTTCAATATATAACTGAAGTCTCTGCATTATCTAACTGAGTTTAATTCACTAAATGCGTAATCAAACCTTACTGTGAAATTGAGTAACTTATCGTATCTCTCGTTTTTATATTCTATATTATTATCTGAAGGTGTTACAGAATAAACTCTATTATTTTCATGAATCCAAACAAATTCAGATTGCATCATTTGCTGTACTACTTCATTATATTCTTCACAAATAAATCCTGTATTTAAAACTAAAGATTTCTTTGACTCTAAATTATGAACCCTATTTGTAGGGCTATAGGTTGGATAAAATTTAGTTGTTGTAGTTGCCTCAACTGTATTTACTTTATAATACTCTTTAGTAATGTTTGCACTTTCTTTTCTTCTACCGAAGAACCATATATCTTGTAGACTACCAAATTTATTTAAGAAGGTTACTTTGTAAGGAGTGTTTTTACACTCTTCAACATAGGTTATAAACAATGTAACGGTTTTGTTATCATCTGTTGTTATAACCACTTTATCTGTACCTACCGTAGCATTTATTCCAGATGTTATACTTTTAGAATTACCACTCATAAGGTGAGTAGCATCCGCTTTTATAAGTGTTGTGTCTGCTCTATAATCTGTAGTATCAGCAGTTAAATCAATTATTGTTTTACCAAAAGTTTGAGAACTAGTAGAGGTTGCTCCTTCAAAAAACTCTACACTATATAATTGGTTTTCTTTATATAAAGGTATTCTAACTTTTTCTCCTTTCTTCCAAAAGATACAAGTATTAGATTGCTGTAAAGGAGTTGTAAGCTGAGGGTTTATCTCATCCTCAAAATAACCATACCCATGAGTTACAAGTCTAGTTCCTTTAGTTACTGTAGTTGTTGGATTAGGTGTATCATCAAAGGTATTTGTTATTTCAAAAGATGCCCAAGATGATAGTTTAGCAGCATCATAATCTCCATCAAAAGATACTTGAACATAGTCTTTTATTAATTCTGATATTTCAAATAGGATAGTTGTCTCACCTAAAATTTTACTTTTAGTTATTGTATATTGAGGGTCTCCTGTATAGGAGTTTATCAACCCGTCATATATCCAAAGTTTTAATGTTGCTGAAGCTAATGCTGCCATAATTATATATTAAATCCGTAATCAGTTAAGGCTTGAATAACAAAATCGAAGTAATAATTTGGGTTTGAAGAATATGGAACACCTGATTGAAGCACCCCAACACTTGATACCTCAGACCTGTCAGATAAACCTTTAGCACCACCAAAACCTTCATTACCACTAAATATGTTTTGTAAGAATGTAGTCTGTGGAGTAGCATTATTTTCAACAATAAAAAATTTCATGAAATGCTCTCCATAGCTCTTAGAATCTAAAAAAGTCCTGTATTCTGCTAAATCACTTATATAGTTTGGTCTAGCTTGAGTGTAGTCTGTTGGCCCTGAGTAAACGAAAGGGCCACCCCCTGCAGGAGTTGAACCTGAGATGTTACTTAAACTCTGATATGCACCAGAACCACCTACTTCATCTTGAAAATATATATATATACTTTTTGTAGCATCAGAATTGACCTTTCCATGTGATGCAGTTTTTAAGAATCTCTCTTTGTTGTGTTGTGTTGGAGGTGACAAAGATGGAATTGTAAATTCAGTATTAAACGCAAAATCATTTGATTTATATACCCTAACTCTTTTATTATACTCTGCAGTATCTCCATTATAGAATGATAATAATTTATTTTTTAAATTACCATCAACCATACTCTTTAATTGTGGTAATGTGTTTGCCATCGAACCAGAACTATCAAATATTATTATTATCTCGACTTTGCTATCATATTCTTGTTCAGGAGTGCCTAAATCAAAACTTTCGCCACCCTTTTCTGATGTACCTGTACAGGTTGCTACAGAAACAGTGTTTTCTTGTGCTGAGACTACTTTAGTAGCTCCATTCGCCAATATTTCATTCTGAGTAGCCCCATTAACATCTGTATATGTAAATGTAGTGTTGCCGCTAGAGCAAGTACCTGTTAACGTATGAAAGAATGTTGTTGTTGCTTGTACGTTTGGACAATTAAGTTTAAAACTATAACTATCGTTTGGTACAGGTGATAGAGCTGTTAAAGTTACTTCAGTGGGTGATGCTGTTGTTTTGTTTATTGTTAATGTAGTTGATGTGCTTTTACTTGTAGGTGATGCTGTATTATTCACTGGTAGGTTTATACCTGACAGTACAGTAGAGTCTCCAATATACCCACTACTTACTGTATTTCCATCCCAAGCTATATCAAATTGAACAGGTGAGTCTTGAATTCCTCCTCCGTCTAAAAACTCGATTTGTACATTACCAATTTTGTTTCCTACACCAGTTAGATTATATGTTTTTGCACCTATAAAAGAACCTTCATTTACAACTTCTCCACAACTAACATTTCTATCTAAATTCTCGTTTGGTTCTGGTCTTTCTTGCCAATTAATTGCTTTTATCGCTGTTGCTGTATCTCCATCATTATCAGTTACTGTTACAGTAAAAATCTGAGATTGAATTAAGGTTAAGTTTGTAGCTGTTATTGATTGAGTTGTAGCTGTGCTAAAACCACCCCACTGATAACCAACTATAGTACCATCACTGTCTGTTGCTACTGCTGTTAATGTAACTGTTTCTCCAACATAAGGATTCTCATTACTTACAGTTATTGTAACTGTAGGTGGAGTGTTATTCTCCACTGGAGTTGGTATTGTAGGTTGTGTAGGTTCGGTAGGATTTGCCTCAATATAATAAGGACTCCTAGTATTTATTCTAACATCACTCATCTCTGTATAATTGTGCCTTTATAATATAACTCTGTTTTAGTAAAGTGTAACCTTAACTTTTTTTAGCAGTAGGGGTTGCTTTATCTAAAGGTTCACTTAAATCTTTTAAATATGCATTAGCTAAGTCTATAGTCATTTTAGGTTCAACTTTTTCTATAGCAATATCTATAAATCTAGTTGGTCTTATTCCGTTCTTATAAATAGACCTAGCTATTAAAAATGACAAATCCTCTAATTCAGATAATTTAGTAGACTTAAATGTTTTTGGTGTGACATTATTCCTCACAATCCAATCCTTTATCTTGTCTATGTTAGGCCATTTAACTTTATATGAATATGGACTACTATAAGCACTTTGAGTCCCATTTACTCCACTATTTTTATAAATACCATATTCATTCATATAGATACCAAACCCATCCTTACCTCTTAGCTTTATACCTTTAATACTTCTACTTAAGCTGCTATTGGGTTTGTTTAACTGGCGTTTTATCTCTTCAGCTAATATTCTTTTATATCTCTCTAATACTTTACCTGTATGTTTTTTAGTATACTTAGTGGCCATTAGCAGATAGTATGTTCATTGTTTGGCATCTCTATATTGATAGTTGCTGCCCAACCTGCTAATTGATTCTCAAAGTTATCCATAAATGGTGAAGCTGTAATATCAGTTGTTATCTGCAAATTATCATCAAATAACCCACCCCTTCGTAATTCTTGCTGTATGTCATTTACAACTTGTAATTGAGTGTTTAGCACATCCTGCAAGTTATCATTACCATAGATGAGGTCTTCATCGGTTAACTCTTTAGTCTTATCCACTATATCTAAACAAAATATTTGTATAGTTGTGTTTATAATTTGAGGTGAGAATGTCACATCACCCATTGATATGTGGGATAATGGATAGATAGTTGTTTTGTCCAAATCAACTTCCAATATATCCCCGAAGGTGACTGTATTAGTAATTCCATTTTGTTTAAGTTTTGTCTTTAATTTATCTATTACGGTATATACTTGCCTCATTTGGTTTTTTGTTTTATCATTTTAGCTTCTAACTCGTTCTTCTCCTTCTCGAATTCTAACCAAGTCAAACATTCGGAAGCCGATAGTTTTGCAACTTCTTTAAATTTTGTGACATCTCCTTTAGCGATTGCATATATTGATTGGTACCATCCCCATTTTTTTCCAAATCCTTTATTAGTTCCTTGTCCTCCATCATCTGATCCGTCAAAGAGTTCAGTAAATAATCCGATAAAACGTTCCCTAAACGATAAAAAAAAACCGTTGCACCTAAGGCTACATTTACTGGAGCATCCTTCATTATTTCAGAATACTTATCTGAGCTTTCATAATCTTCTATTAAATATAAATCCCCTTTCTGAAATGTGATTGGCCTATATAGAACAGCCATAGCTTTATGAATCTGTTGCCAGTCACCTATATAATTATCTAGGTCTATAAACTCACCTAAACTAATATCATCTAGCTTTGGCATAAACCCAAACTTAACTGTATCACCATTTGGGTCTTTCATTATGAAATCTCTCTGCAAAGGTGTCTCCTCCTTAAATATATTTATAACATGGTTTATGATAAATGAAAACTTTGCCAGAGGTAATTTATATGCTTGTTTCATAGTAACCCCACAGAATATCTCTAACACTTTTAGATTGATAAATTCTGTATCTTCAGCATCCTTATTATCCTCCATAACCTTCAGATATTTCTGATATTGTTTTAGTGGGATAGCGGACAGTTCTTGTGGTACTTCTAAAGTAAACTTCTCATTCATACATATATAACCCTAAACCATTATTTCTGTACTATATATCAATATAAAACAGTTTGTAAAAAGTCAGTTATATTTATAGATAATCAATAGAGGCTCTACAGAGACTCTTATAACTACAAACAAAGATTTAGATTATCAAAACGTTCTTAGTCAGGTTTAGGATAACTATGTTCTTTTCTCAAATACTCTTTTGTTATTTAAATTCCTTTTACTATATTTGAATGTAATTGTTGATTATTTATTTAGGTTTGTTTTTTAGATGCCCCCTGTTTAAGCTCTTCAGGGGGCTTTTTTTATACCCTTTGAATTTTTTAAACCTCATACCTCAACATCCGTCACCTTCATTTTACGTTGATTTTATTAAACCAGTTACCTCAACCCTAACCGTATCCATTTTACGTTTGTATGTACAACAGTTGTATGTACAACAGTGAAAGATATTATAGCTTAAATAAGGCGTTTTAAGGGACTTTCTATGTTTAAGTGGTATCTTAGTATGTTTAAGGGGCTGAAAGTATCGTGAAGGGCCTGAAAATGGGTTAAGGCGGTATATCCAGATATTAATTTACTTTCATTTTCAAATGATTAGCAAAATATTAAGCACAAAAAAACCCTCTGTAATACGTTTAAATATTTTCAGAGGGTCAACCATCAAACAAACAAAAAAAAGTGTTTTAAATGCTGTCTAAATTAAGTTTTTCATACTGTTCAAATGTTATCCTTTTATTTATTCCGCCCATATCAGAAATAAAATATTTATTATTCTCTTCCACAGAATAAAAATTCTTATTTAGTTTTTTAATATATTTCATTTGGTTTTTTTGTTTAATTCTTTTACAATATACTTTTTAAGTTCCTTTAAGGTTTTATTATCAACCCAATTTAAAAACTCATATGGGTCAAAGTCTGTTATATATTCTTTATTGTCCCAATCTATAAAAGATAAGGTAAAATAAGAATTTTCTTGATTTTGTGGGTAAGATAAAGTAATGATTTCTTTTACTTCAATCCATGTCCTTTTGTTTTCTTTGTCTTCTATTGTCATTTTATTTATTTTTAATAATTGTTAACTTTTCCGAAATTACAATATCTATTATCCAGAGAATTAAAATCTCTTTCTTTATTTAGGGCCTTTATAAATTCCCTTTCTTCTTTAATCTTTTTTATATCTAAATCCATTTTTTAAACTGTTATTAATTTATTAATTCTTTCCTGAATTGGTGCAGTAACTACAAAGCCTGATTTATCTTTTTTTGCGTCACCTTTAGCTCTAAGGCCTAACACTACATTTTTATTATATAGCATTAATATATCTGAAGTATCACCATCAATAACTTTAAACCCCCGCCAATAATTAGGAAGTTCACCGTTAAAAACTATTGACACATTAGCCCCATCATTAAGGGCCGCAATGGCTGCACTTTCATTGTCTTCAGCTCTGGAAAAAGTTAAGTGGTAGTTTAAATGATTTTTATACTTTTTAACTTTACCCAGTATTTTAGTATAGTCATAAAATACAGAAGTATTTTTTAGATCTTCAATATCTAAATTAGCATACCTTTTTAATAGATAAATAAAATCTATGTCCGAAGTACCATTTAAACGAAAGGCAATTTTTTCACCTATCTTTTTAGCTTTGGCGGTTTCCCTTATTATCTCACTAGATAACTTTTTAATAAATAACTCTTTATTATATATGAAGAAATTACTTTTGTTAATTCTAGAGCTTTGAACATTTGAAAACTTACCACGCCCCGCAGTGAACAAACAGGCTGCGGCGCAACCTTTGGAAGCCATAGGACAAATATTAATTCCTTTGTCGTTTTGTTTATGCGGTGCCAGATATAAAATAAATGTCTTTAAACTATTTTTAGAAGTTTTGGCATTTGTATTGCCTTTACTTAATAGGTTTTTAGGTATTGTATATTTTTCCATTATGACAAAGATTTAATAAAATATTTCTTTTGTTTTATAGTAACACTAATTAAAGTACTAAGATTAATAAATCTATATTCCTTTTTTTGTAAGTCAAATACTGGTAATAAACTTTTTGACATAGGGTCAAAATTTAACCCTTTGCCATTGGTGTACTTTTGAACACCAGTACGGCAGTTTATAATCCTTCTGGTATTATCTTTTTTGATAAATTCAGCGGTGAAGATTTTTCCGCTCTGCATCTGTTTAATTAATTCTTTTTTATTCATTTGATTTATTTTTAAAGGTTAATATATATAGCCCTGATTATTTGCCCTATTATATAAATAAGGAATAAACCGCAAAAGGCCAATGTAAAATAGTTGAGTAGTTTTATTAGTTGTATCATAGTCTTTTTATTTTGTTAAGTATTTTTGTTTTATCATTATGGGGTAATACATCTAATGAATTAATAAGTATATCATGTATGTTAGTTCTAGTGTCCAGAACTTTATTAAATATTTCAGGCGAAACCCCTTTATCTTTTTGCATAATATGTAAAGTATCATTTAATTTATTATATGTCTTTACTAATTTTTTAGATATTATTTTCATTGTTATATAGTTTTTAAGTGTAAGTGCCAATACTCTCTTTTTAATTCATTTATTTTCTTATCCAATTTTATGGCATCATCTAGAAACTCACATCTTCTCCTTTTTGCTTGTAGATTTTTAATCTGTCTGTTTATATCTTCTTTCATTGTTATTATGTTTTAAATTATTTATACAAATATATAAAAATAATTAACAAAACCGTTAATAAGTATAAAATATTTTCACTCTATATAATTAAGGAACACGCACGAATACAACAAACTTTTTTATTGTGCAAGTTTAAACACAATTTTTTTTACTGTTTTATATTAGTTTTTTTGTATTCAGTATAAAACACCATGAGAAGCATTTTAAAGCGTTCTAAGGGACTTTTACTATTTTGTAGTATTACCCTATATAAAAAATATTTGGAGGGCTTAGAGAGTAACTTGCAAAATGCAATTAACCTACTGCGTTTAAGAAGACCTACTGCGTTTAAGAGGGTACTGCGTTTAAGAACCTACTATGTTTAAGAAAATACCCTACTGCGTTTAATGACCCACTGCGTTTAAGAGAGTGTAAAGTGTAAGAGGTTTACACTATCGAATAACGTAACTTCCTTTGTTTGCATTTGCAAGAAAGTATTGAGCTGCATAACGTAATGAATCCATGTGGTGATTCCATTTATCTATTGGCCTTTCATTCCTACTATGCCATACATAGTTATTGAGTTCCTTTATAAGTTCTAAGGAATCTGGATCAACAATCAAATCATAATCCTGTATCAAGGCAATCCCAGTTAGGATACTACCTTGCTTCTTTATTGCAGGTTTTACATTGCAGTAAACTTTAAGCTCCTGTAATAATCTAGGTTCAGCACTATCACAGATAATAAGGTCTTCTTTAGCGTGTCTCCTATTAAGTTCACCTATCTCTTTTGTAGATAACCCTACCTTACAATACATAGTCTTTAACCACATCTTCTTCCTATCCTTATCTACAGACACCTTTAGAAGCACTGTAGGGTCTACAGAGAAACCAAAGTCTTGTCCAAAGACATAAGGAGAATATTCATTGAATGGGCCAATACTCCATCTAGTAAATACAACACCATCAGCTTTATCTAACCATCCACCAAGTATCTGATGATTATATTTATCTGGTCTGCGTCTACGAATCTCCTCTATCTGTAGCAGGAATGAATCCGATAGATGTTCCATATTATCTTTGAATGTAGTGTGAACATAAGTTACATTATCCTTCCATCCATTCCATCCTCCATTAACAGCTTTAGCTGCAAAGAACCTTTGGTATATCCAATGCTCTTTAGTTGTAGGATTAAGTATCAGGATTATCCTATTAGGTTTATTCTTAGCCCTAACAGACTGGTCAATCTTATCAAATGTATCTTCATCTACAAGCTCCTCTGCTTCATCCAATACAAATGTAGTAATACCTTGTAATGATTTAAGAGCTGCAGTTTGATTACCTGCTGAAGTTTTAATACCCTTAAATATAATAGAACTACCTGTAGACATATTTAATATCTCATCTTTAGTTATCCTAAAATGTTCAGAGATACCATACAATTCTATCTTCTCAATAAACTCTGGAATAATAGATGTTGATGCTGAAGACATAGTGTACCTTGTAAACAATATCTTATGCCCCTGCTCCATTGTTAATAAAGCTAGGAATGATCCTATAGCAAATGATTTACCACTACCTCTACCGCCAGTAACTACAAAGTATCTACTGTCATTACCTAGAGCTTGATACTTATGATTTAGTTGTGGTGGCTGCATTAAGTTTATTTTTTAGGAATCTAGGTTTATTCTTATCATCTGGCATATATCTATAACCTAAGATGGGATTGATACAATAGTTCCAAAAATCATATGGCATTTCTTTAACCTGATCTACAGGCTCTAATTTGTCTTTATTGTTTTCTTTATAATCTTTAGCCCATTTTTCCCTCTTTTCTTTATTAGCCAACCTGTATGCCTTATCGTATATTTTTCTTTCTGCCTTTGTCATATCAGTCCTCTGTGACATCTATTACATCAGGCTTATCATCATCCTCTTGATTACCTGCAAATAAATTCTTTATGTTTATATTAACTTTAGGCTTACCTTCATTGAGACCAACATCTTCAGGTTTACCATACTTATATTCAAATAGTAATTTAAGATGAGGGAATGAATCCTTAGCTTTCTCTGCTAAAGACTCCCAAGCCTTCTCCTCAGACCCAAAGACTTCCTTCATTGCGTTTAAAGCATAGATATGTACTCTATCCTTCTTAGCTTTATTTAAAGCACTAGGAGTTGCTGTAATGGGCTTATTAACCTTCTCACCTCTTTTCCTACCATTATTCTTTCGACCATCAGTAGGCTTGACATATTTCCTTTCTTTAGGTTTTCTTCCCACTATGTTTATTGTATAAATAATTATAGACTGACCATATTGCTATACTCCATTCCTTTTGAGTATATTCTTTCTCACCCATTTTCTTTTCACTACCAAACTCTACAACAAGTTTAAACTTAGTTGCAATCTTTTGTTTATACTTAGTTTCTTTATACTCTACAGCTTTAGGGTATATTTTATACCCTTTGTCGAAACACCACTTAGCAGCCTTCTCATTAATTATAATTTCCTTTATTTGTTTTTTCTTAGACAATTGGTTTTTCTATTAAATCATTAACATTATTCATGAATTTATCTTTCTTCACTTTAGCCAACATACCCTTAGCTTCATGGTTGTACTCTCTTATTTCTGATACAAGAAAATTATATCTAGCCAATAAGTCTTTATACTTTTTACTAACCTCTGTATATCTAACCTCATATAACTTCTCTACTGAACCGTAAGTATAGTCTTGATCAATCCCTTTGAGTGCCTCTTTGATTAGACGTTGAAGTTCACTGTAATATGCAATAATTCTTTTATCATATGTCAAAAAACCGTCAAGTCTATCTAGAGCATTAATAACACAGGCATGATCCCTACCCATAGTAATTCCTATAGTGTTTAAACTATCTTTTGTGTACATCCTACAGAATTTATAGTAGAAAGCCCTAGCTTCAATATATTGTCTTTTTCTAGTGTTTCTTTTGATATTGATGTTAAAGTATTGGTCTACTATTTTCTTTATTAATTCTTGTCTCATATTTAAATTACATTAAAAATTATATTGATCTTCTAACTCTTTTGCTATTAATTTTAATTCTTTATATGTTTTATAATCCGCTTCCTCTATTGCTTTTTTTATGCCAGAACAAGCCTCGTAATTTTCTAGTTTCTCCTGAAGCTCCAACTCTAAATTTAAATCGTATACTGGAACTCCTTCTAATAAACTCATTATTGTTAAGTAATAATATAGACATTCTTCTTGTTTAAACCTAGAGGATTCCTCTAATGGTATAGTCATTTATTTTACTTGTTTTATCTATAAAATATTCTTTATAGGTATTGACAGCCTGTTTAACTTTATTACCTCCAAGCTCTCTAGTCTCATCACTGAGTTCAAATATGCCGATGTCACCAGTTCCCTTTTCTATTACCACAAAAGTAAATCTATCAACACCGAAGAGTTCACTATATATCCACCCTTGCATATCATAATGCCATTGATACTTAGCTGTTCTCTCCCAACCATCTAACTTGCTAGTTGTCTTTAAATCAACAAGATGACCATCTTTCAAATAATCTGCTTTGGCCCTGAAAGGAACACCAAACAACTCACCGATAGCAGGAGTCTCAGCAATACCATCAGTAAGTAACTTGTTAGCATCCTTATTAAACCTAATAGCGTTACACAACTCATTAGCCTTATTAAGTTCACTAGTAAGCATTATCTCCTTACCTCTAGATTTAGATTCATCCTGAGCTTTAGTAAATGCTTTTGTCCTACGACTAGCTATATTAATAAAATCATATTTGTCTTTAATCTTTTCCTCCTCCAGAACAACAGTATGTATAAGCCTACCTTCTCTTAATGCAGGAACATCTGCATTAACTTGTTTTATCTTATTAAAATAAGACTTTGGTGATTTATATAAATCTTTAGCTGCTGAAGATGAAAGAGCATTCTCACCTAGATAACCATAATAGAAGGAATCATCTTCCATCCTATCAAGTATCTCACCTATATCCCAACACTTATCATCAAATAATTTTATTATATCCCTTGAGTCCATATAGCTAATCTAAAACTTTTTTTAGATATAAGCAATTATTTCTGAGTTAAATCTTTTTCATTCATATGGGCCTCTAAGATGTATCCATCTAAAGGACTAAGAGTAGATATAGCTTTATATATCTTTCTACTCATCGATTTAACTTTCTTCTTATCTGTAAGTGTAGAATTAGAACCTAAGTTGGTATACATATAAGCATCCTCCATTAACAGTTCATCAACCTTTTTTTTTATCGACCAAGTCTTGTACCCCTGTATCTTTCGTATTTTCTCCTCCGTTATCATTTTCTTTTTCTAATTGTTCTATTTTGTATAAGGCTACCGCCAATGCCTGTTGAAGAATCTTTACATCCTTCTGCATCATTATAAGCTTTGATTCTTTCATTTCTGTTTCTTTATTTTTTCTATATACAATGTAGCATCCATAAGCTCCTCTTGTAAATGATTAAGGAATTTATAGAATCCATCTGGACTATCATAAAGAGTAGTACCATATTTTATTATACCATCTCTACTCCTAGCCTTCATTGTATTTATAACATCTTCAACTATAGGGTCTTTTGGTAAATGTTTATACCCTGTTGAATCTGAAGTCCATTCTCCAGATTCTATCATCTCATTATACTTTTTAATACTATCACTCATAACTTATCTGTTGTATTTGTAGATGCTTAATATCTTCAAACTTATATTTAATTAAAAGATCATCCCTGTCTTTCCTAGAATATAGTTTTCTATATTCTGTCTTATCTTTAGTAGTCTCTGTTATGTTACTACAAAACTGAAGAAGCTCATCTCTCTTGAAGAAACAAAAGCTCTTGAGTTCTATAACATCAAAAACAATATACTCAGCATCACCTTTCAACCAACCTTTATTACCTCTTACATTCTGTAATTCAACCCAGATGGTTTCTAAATGCCTATTACCCTTTACATCTACTCCAACATTATTTACATAAAAATCTATATGTTTATATATGTCATCATGCTTACTGCTCTTTACACAGGCATTACCTCTGCTATTCATTAACCTACTAAATTTATCTTCAGCCTTATTGCCTTCAGATATTGAATAATTCATTCTAGACTGACTAACTATCATGAATATTCTTTATAAAGTTTCTCTAAGTCTTTAATCCTACTAGCGACACACGAGCCACAACCACTAGGAACATCAGCAGTATTAAAAACTCTATTATATATAACATATAAGTCTTTTACTTTAGCAGAGCTAATACTTTTAAATTGCCATTTCTCATCAGAAAATATCTCTGTCAAGAAGTCAAACTCATCCTCACTAAAGCAATTAGGTTTATTATAAGGAAAAAGGTTATTGAGTTTGTCTTTCCTCTGGTCACAGCCACAGTCCTCTCCTGCAAGGAATTTAACCACCTTCTTAATTCCAGTGGCCTCAGTTATTTTCTCTACAGTATCTCCAACTCCAGAAGATGATTTTTCATACTTAGCAACCCATTGTTTATATCGTTTAGTTCTTTTGTCTTTTGGTTTTGGTGGTATTTCTTTATTACTCATATTTTATTATTTAAAAAATACATATACATATTAACTATCTCTCTAGAGGATTTACCCTCAAGGTCTTCATACATTGCATTGTACCAATCTATAAAGTCTAGTAATTCATCTTCCATTATTTCTTGTCTATTAAATCAAAATCGCCATTCAAGTAATCCTCGAAGTCTTCTCCAAATTTACTCTGGAGTATCTCCTTGTAATTCTTACAACTATTAAAAATAGACGTAACTGATATCTTGGTTTCTTTAGCTAATTTACGCATACTCATATCGGTCTTATAATATAGCTTAAATAGCTTTTTATCATACCAATGATCCCAAGATTCAACCTCTTGATTTATCTTCCTTAGAATGTACTCCTCAGCCTCCTCTCTCTCATAATTAACCTCTTCATAAACAACCCTATCTGAGCTGTCAAATACATAATCATTAGTATAATTATCTATACTATATATCACATACTTAGATTTGGCCTTAGAGTAATCACTCCAAAGATTCTTTATAGTTACATAAACATAGAATTTATTTATCTCGGTTTCATTATACATTATCTTCTCAGGATTATCAATATACTTATTTAGTCTAAGATAAGTCTCATGAACAAAGTCCTCGACTATATCTTCAGGGATGCCAATTGACAAACCCATAGCGACCCAAGTATTATGATTTTTACTGAGAATCTCTAACATTAAGTGGTATATGTATAAAAACTATTCCTAAACTAATCCTAAATAAATCAAAAACAATATCCCCATTTTCAAGGTCTGAATGCGGTACATCCTCTAAATAGTCTATTCCAATAATAAACCCTTTAATAAATTCTAATTGTATATTCATATCGTATATTTTAATTTCTTTATCACTACTAACAATAAGTAAGTCCAAAGAGTACTGGTTAACATAAACCCTGAAATTAACAGGATGTAAGTGAAAAACTTTTTTATTAATTGTCTCATTTTCTTGAATTTTGGTTTTCTAATATTAACTCTATAACCCTATCACATTCTTTTTGGTTTTGTGGTTTGTATAGGGTATGTTCAGGATATTGCTTTGTTATTAATCTTTTAAACAATTTCCATCGCATAGGGAATGTTTCATTAGCCCTACCTTTAGTTTCAATTATAAAATCTTTACCAATAAAGTCTGGTGTGTATTTAATAGGTAATATTGTTTTAGAACCTCTATTCTTAAATTCACCTTTACTATTAGCCTGTCTCTCATAGCTTTCATTAGAAAATGAAAATCCATCTATCAGCACAAAGGTCTCACCTTCGTATTCAGATTTAATTTTATTTTTCTTTAACGCTATATACATATATCTTTCTAATCCAGAAGAAAAGTTAACTCCATTGTAAGTTATTTTTTTTGACTCTACTCTCTTCTTATACTTTCTTCTCATTTATAATATCTTGCTATAATCAATGCAATTAAGATAATCAAAAAACAAGTATAGATCATCACACTTTTAAATATTTATTCTTATCAATTTCATCTGGAATAGAATCCAGTATATTAGGCAAACCATTTGAATCTACTTCAAAAGCAAATTTGTCAAATGAGAAGCCTCTACTTCGCATACATTTTACTACTGCTATATTTTTATCTTCAGACAGTTCTAGTGATATTTGAGTTTCTGCTTTTTTCTCCAAGAATGAACCTAAGTGTCCTGTAGGCTTTTCTGAATTCCAATTCGAATGAATTGCTGTGATTATATGTATATTTAATTCCTGTGTCCATTTCATTAAATATTGAACGAGATTGCTTGATTCTTTAAGATCATTACTATCTAACATTAAATCTACAATACCGTCTATTATAACTAACCCAATATCATCAGTATTGTTCAAGTGCCAATCAATAAAATCTAATCTTTCTAATGGAGAATACTGTCGTAAAGCATAAGTAAAGTAATCATCTGAGTCTCCACAAATATCAGTCACCCTACGGAATACTTTATGAGCATGGAATCTACCTTGCTCAGTATCATAATGTATCAACTTCTTACCTTCTCTATATCCTTTCATACCTTTAGTGTAGTCTGTTTCTCCACACATATAAGCAGTAGCTATTAGTGAGAGGAAAAATGTCTTTTTGCTTTTTGGAGGAGCTTGTACAAAACTGAAATTACCATAACTACCAATGCCAATGGGATGAGAATTATAACCACTACTGTAGCCATAAGAAACCGCAATCGGTGGGAGAGGTACATCTGTTTTAGGGTCAACATAACTATCCTCCAAGATTCTTTTGTATTTTGTTTCATAGTCAATTTTAAGTTGTTTCATATTCATCTTTCGTATTGTGAACTATAGTGTCCATAACAAAAAGTTTTATAGCTTCTGAAACAGAACCATAATCTTTTATTTTATTATTGTTTTGTATATCCAAACCCAATACGTTATGTTCTATGCTTTTGTAGTTATGTTCAGAAGGAGTCTGTAAAGCTAACTTTAATCTCCTTAAAAGTATTTCAGTTATGAATTCATAAGTGACCTCACTTATATCATCCTGATTCAACTCAAATATATGATCTATATAATGGGAGGCTAATCTCTCAAGATATAAAGTCTTTTCCTTGTAATGATTGTCTAAACGAATACAATGTTCAACCATTTCATCGAATGCTTTAGATTCCCTCCAAGTAATATTGTTTTGTTTAGATAAATATTCGGACAATATTTTAATCTTGTTTTCTATCATAATAAAAAAAAGGTGGCTTTTACACCACCCTTATTTAACTTAGAAAGGCAATCCGTCTGTTGCGACTTTAACTTCACTTGGTTTATTATTACCATAGAAGATTCCATTACCTAAATAAACTCTATCTTTCTTAGCTTCTCTCTCTTCTTTAGTTTGGGACATAATCACAGAAGCGTTGTTCCCATACTCATCTTTCTCATCATTAATAAATACAGTAACATTTATATAGCTACCTTTTTTACCTTTGATTATTTTAGATTTTTCAATCTTTTCTAAATTTATACTTGCATTTACAAGACCACTCATAATAAATAATTAATTAATTAAACAAAACTTTCTAACTCTTTTTTAAGTGTAGAGCTTACACTATACTTTTTAAGGACTTCACTTACATCCCCTCCACTTTTGACATAACTAACAACCCTATCATAAGCAGCATCTTTCTTATTAAGAGATGGCCTAGAAGATATGTTAGTTGTTTTATGGTCATTAGTAGCATCAGCATCTTTAGTATCATCCAGAAGGAATAAATTACCAAGAGCATATTTTTTTGCATAAGAAGATGCAGCACCAGACTTTTGTGGCATTTGCATACCTTTTGCGTTTAATTCTACAAAAGCATCATCTGTAGCTTCTATAAATGAATTAGGGTCTTCTGCATCTATTACTTTAGCCGTAGCAGTAACACATGGCATACCACATATTTCTTTTGTAACATTATTTACCTTGACAGCTACTTTATATTTAGCCTCGTAAGGTTTAAGTGCTTCCAGAATATCCTCTGCACTTCTGTACTTGTAATTACCAAACTTATTGATTTGATTCTTAGGAGCTTTTAACTCTGTCTGAATCGCTAGTAGTTTTTCTACAATATTCATAATATATAATTTAATCGATTATTAATTCTTCCTTAACTATTTCCTTTCTTACAACATCCTTATACATAGCAGGACATTCAGGATCAGTTACCTCAAACAAGAAAGTTCTAAGTCTATCTATTTCCTTGCTCTGTTCTCCAACCTTACTTTCTAACGCACTTATTCTAGCTGTAAAGTAAGATGATAAATCATAAAAATGTTTCATAATTTTTAATTTAAGCTAATTTACAAAAAAAAAGTTATCTACAAATGTTTCAACAAACTTTAACATTTGAGTAAAAAAAAGAAGGTAGACTACTTTTTTTCATCTACCCTCTACTCCAAGAATTAATGTCCGATTAATTACATATCAAAGATAAATCATGTCATCTAAGAAACCAAATCATATTAGGTTTTAAATCATCATTGTCAACATGAATGTATTTACTTCCTAAACCAAACCTTTTAAAACCAACCATAGATAATGATTCAACTATTTTAAGTCGTTTCTTAGCGTTAACACATTCTATATGAGCTGCCCTACCAATTAAGTGTGTAGATGTAGTAGATGCCATGAAATGATTTGTATTGTACATAGGAGTTCTATAACCACTAAGTATTTTAAATCTTATCTTTGCTATATCTCTAGCCTCATCTAACATTCCTATAAATTCCCTATCCATATACTTATAACCACTACCTAATTGTGTAGGGCAATCAAATTCATCAAATGAAAAATATTTATAATCCACACAATAAAATTAATTAAAAAAATATATCTTTGCAAAGCAGTAGCAGTAAATCTACTTTAAAAATTACTAGACTTCTATAGGAATATGGTTGGATCAGATAATTTGAAATTTTGTTTTTCTAGGGGGCTTTTTCTTTTCTTTCTTTCTTTTTACTCTTTTTCTTTCTTTCTTTTCTTTTAAAGCTATATACTGAGTTTATATATACTATGTTTAACGACCCTGTCCTCTATAATTCTTTCTGTAGTTCTTAGATGACTTTAGAGAGCTTGTTTTAGACTTAGAGTGTATATTAGGTCGTTTAACTTTAGAACGTCCCTTATAAGTGCTTATTTGAAGTTTAGCCATTATTTCTTATCTTCTAATAACTTTTCTATTTTATACTTAATAACTGCATTATCTACCTTCATTATATTGATTTCATCAACAGCTTTTTGTACTTCCTTAGGAGGCTCAAAACTATTCACCCATCTGTAATTAGATTGCACCTTCTCATCCATTTTAGATACTTTAATCTTTAACATCTCTATTTCAGAAGTAAGATTAAACCAGATACTAGCAACTGTAACTACACCTATTATCATACCTATAAGTGCTTTAATATCTAAACTTATCTTAGAGCTTTCTGTAATATTCATTATTGATGCATCTTATTACCAAACACCTTCTCGACCCCTCTAGAACCGAAGTACCCTCCGATTACAATAGAAAGCAATCCAGTTATTGAGTCTAGTGGATAACCTAGATACCATCCTAATACATAACTAACAGTAAGAAAAACTAATGTTAATGGCCTAACATTACTAGCTAACCAAGAACCACTTCTAGCATCTGCTACCCATCTTCTAGTAGTACCATCAATCTCTGCTCTCTCTATCTCTAACTTCTTCAGTGCCACTTCTTTATCAGAATCACTCATATCTGATCCACCAATAATAGCTTGAATAACACTACCTGCCAATGTATCACCTGCAACTGCACCGACTACATTAGGTATTTTGTTTAGTAAGAATTGACCTACTTTTGTATCTTTAAATTTCTTTTTTTCAGCCATAATGTACTACCTACAGTATTAGTAAGTCCAAACTGAATTTGGCTTGGATTCATCGGTATCGCAATGTATGAATGTTTTTGCAACTCCGATACGTTTAAACCCTGCTTTGATAAGGGCATTAAGTATAATGTATCTTTCACTTCCTGAACCAACAGCGATGTCTGCTGCGACTCCGATTTTATGACTTGAGTTGGGAACTCCTCCAACCGCCTCATTATGAGATGTTGTTCTGTATCCGCTTGTAATTCTAAAGGGGATTGCTGCCAAGTCTCTAGCGTGTTCGAGCTTATAAAGAAAGTTAGTATCCATGTTCTTACCTGAATCAGGTAGGCTAGGACAATCAAACTCTGAAAGGGAAAAGAACTTAAGGTTCATGCGAATATGTTATAAAGTAGCTTCCATATCATAAAAAATAATACGACCGCTATAAATATAATTTTTGTTTTGTTATAGTAACCATCACTTTTCCAATTAGAAACTACAAAGTCTGTTACCTTTTCTTTTATTAAATACCAATATTTTTTCATAATTATTGATTTAAGTGGCTACCATCACAGTAACCTTCTGGGTTATTTGTGCATCCGCACTCACATTTAGGCTTCATTATTCGGAGGATTATTTTTTAAATCATATTTTAATGCAGCAGATAATATTATCTTATCCATAATTGCATCTTGGTTCTCTAATATTTGTTTTTGTAAATCTATTACCATAGCCTCTAATTGATCTTTAGCTGTTACTAACAATTCAATATGATGCTCTTTCTTTTCTATTGTTGCTTTTAATGCATTTATGTCATCTGGCTTTGTTCCACTAATAGCACTTATTAAAACAGGTATTGAAGCTGCAATAGAACCTATTAACATTAAAACGATTTCCTTGTTAGATTCTAAAACTGGAAACTGTACAAAAGTTATAATTATCCCTACTATGAAGAAAAATATAAGTAAGCTACCTAAATAGCTTCTTATCTCTTTTGCTGCACCGTTTTTAGGTAATGTCATTTCTTTAGTTTTTGTGTTATTGATATTACAGTATATCCAATGGCAAGTAAAAGACTTATAGCTTGTAGAACAGGATTTATAGCACTAACTGAAAATGCTAAAGCAACTGCATTTAAACCATAAATCTTTATATCTTCCATTATGCTATTGCTAAATAGAGGTAGGTTTGATTTGCGTTATTATAACCGTAGTTGAGAGAATAGCTTTTAATTTGGAATCCATCATCATTAAAATCTAAATCATAATTATCGTTTTGTAATTCTATGGAATTTACGTTTGGATATATTCTTTTATCTCTTGGGTTTGATGTGCTTCTTAAACTATCATAGACTAACCACGCTGCTCCACCACTTTCCTCTGAATCAACATTTTTAATCATTAAAAAGCGAGGTCTAAAACCCGTTGTTACTATCGGCCCTGTAGCATTAGCATTACCTTCATAAGTCCCTATCTTTTGATACCCTACAATACTTCGAAAGCAATACGCTATAAAATTGTAAGATGTTGAAGAATAAGCAAAAGATAATGTTGTGCTATTTATACCTGTTGGTGTATTTGTTCCATCATTAGTATTCCAACTTGATTGTATATCTGTTGTATTCCATTTTAATCTTTTGGTTTTACCAAGTAAATCAACATAAGTAAACCAATCACTTTGAACATTTAGTCCTTTTATAAAAACTAACTCTGGTTGTCCACCAAGTCCGTGACCAAATGTATTTGTAGTACTATTGTTGTTAGAAAATTTCACAATGCTAAATCCTGCTGCTTGATTTGCACTTACAGTACTTGCAACTGTTCCATTTCCATTAGTAACTGCTGAACCACCACCTTTAAAACAATAAGCAACTAAATTGCCTGCATTATGTACTCCTCCTGTTGCATTTACGACAAAACCATCAGAGTTTGGAGTTGTATATTGAAAACTTATTTCTGTATTATCTAAGTTTAAAAATAAAGATTTACCTGACCTTGCGACATCATTAACCCACCAATGTTCTGCACTATCAAGCCTTTTACCTATTATCAGATCTGGTTGGAATCCTACATCAACTACTTGCCCTGCACTACCACCTGAATAAAGTTTTGGTGTAAAATTAGCAGAACCATCAGCACCTCCTGCTGCATCGGTTGCTATTAACCTTTTTGTTAAACTCATTATCTAAAAATTGGAAATTGATAATCTACAATAGAAGCCTTTGTACTTAAAGCGTTAATTTCTGCTTCTTTACTTTGACATTCTGTTCTTAAAGCTGCTCTTTCATCTAATATTGATTGTGGTGCAGCAATACCTTCTTGACCTCTTATTATATACCAATCTGTTTTTTCAAGTTTACTTTTATAAATGTGTTTTAAGTTTTCTATTTTTTGTGTTTTTAGATCAGATACTGATTGACCATAAGTCTTATTTTTAATAGGATAAGTGAATACTTTATTATCAGAATCCCATTCTATAGCACCTAACTCTTGGCTGTCTTTTATAGTTGGTCTTACTACGTCATAAAAACCATAGCTTTCAAGTTTGTCTTTTGAAAATGAATCAAATCCACAAATTATAGCACCCCAATTTTTAGGGGTACTATTAAACACTTTTATATCTCCGTTACTGTCTTTTATTGCTTTCATATTTTTATATAATTTAATCTGCAGGAGTTGCATCGTTTAATACTAATGGAGCAACTGAATAATTTAAAAATGCTCCTCCGTCTGTATCGTCTAAACAAACAACTTGTATTAAGTTTTTAGCACTTTGATCAAAATTAGTTGCACCTACTTTATTAAAAGTTTCTGTTGTAAAATCTGCAGCTAAAGTAATTACAGCACTACTTAAAGTCCCTTCAAATAGTATATCAATTACTTGACCTTTTTTCATATTTTGAATAGTAAGTGTAGCTGTTGCTACATTACCTGTCAATCTGAAAGTTGCTGCGGCTGAGGCGTCTAGGTTTTGATTTCCTGTCGCTGTGCTTGTCGTTACCTCTTTATACCTGTTTTCTAGTTTTGCTTGAGTTATATTATTATCTGCAATGTGTGCAGTATCTATTGAGCCATCAGTATAGTGTTCACTATCTACAGCATCATCAGCTATTTTTGCTCCTGTAACTGCATCTGCAGCAAGTTTAGCAGTTGTTATTCCTAAGTCTTTTACTCTTGCTGCATCTGAATTAATTTCTATTGTAGAATCATCTACTCCTAAAGTTAAAGTAACATCACCTGAACTGCCTCCACCTGTTAATCCATCTCCTGCTGTTACTCCTGTAATATCTCCTGTGTTTGCTGCTACCCAAGAAAATGTTCCATCACCGTCAGAAGCCAATAGTTGCCCATTACTTCCATTTCCTGAAACGTTTAATTGAGTTGCTCCTATACCATTATCTGTAACTTGAACAGAATCAGCGTTAACAGTAATTGCAGTTCCTGCCACTACGTTTAAAGTTGCATCTCCTGTAGTTAACGAAGAACCTGTTAGACCATCACCTGCAATAATACTAGTAATATCTCCATCTAAGTAAGGAGCTAGGTTTACTGTATCGGTTGAGCCATCAGCCTTTGTTAAAGTAAGTGTGTTAGTTGATAACGTTAAGTCTGGTTTTGCATAAACCTCAGTAAAGTTATCATTGACTATATCAAAAGAATCCCTTAAAGGAGTTCCAGTACCATCATTGGCTGTAGTACCGATGTTAATAGTTTGCTTTGCCATTTTTTATTTCTTTATAATTGTGTTTTATCTGCTTTAAAATCTGTATTATCTGCTTTTATATTCCCTCCAAAATAGCTAATCAAATCAGCAGTAAACGGAGTTACTGGCACAAGCCCCCAACAAGTAGGAGCAGATAAATCATTGATTGCAAATGTTGACCATTGTTCATCGACACCAAAGGCATCGTTAGTCTCCATATCACAATATACTTTTCCCCAATTTATTGAATTCGCCATCTTTCTTTATTAAATAACTATTTAATTTAATTTCGTTTTCCTTTTTAGGTTTATAAACCTTTTTGTTCCTTCTTTTTACAATACCCATCCAGTAAAGTTTACATCCCTCTCAGGATACATACCGTCATTTTGATTACTAACATATTCAGGATATAAAGCACTGTTATAGTTCATATAATCCATGAATCTTTGTGTATAAAACTCAGCAGTTTCATTAGCATGAGCTGCTAGTGTCCTAATCTCAGACTCATCTACAGATGTAGCATTCTCTGAATTATGCTTGTAAATTCCACCATTAGATATTTGATACGCTGCATAAGGAATATAAGTTGCTTGAGTATACCAAATAAGCATTGGTTTAATATAGTCATTTACTAATGTTTGATAGTTACCTGATAAACTACCTGCAATAATATCAGCTTGTAATTTATCGTATAATTTAGTTCCTAAGAAAGTTTGAATCTCTGTATCTTGAGCTACCTCAACAAACTGAATTAATTTATCAGCATCAATATTACCATCAAATATTGACTTTCTCTTTAACTCTTTTAATGTTATAAATAATGCTTTCATATCTACTCTTCTTCTTTAGGTTCTTCTAATTCAAAATCAACCTCTATATCTAATAACTCATCGTCATCTAACAACTCATCTTCTTCTACTGATTCTTCTTTGTCTGATGATAACTTTTCACCTGTCTCTTCCTCTCTCTTAATCTTAGTAGCAATATTATCTAATTCTGTAAATTCTATTGGTTGTAGAGTTGTAAAATATAAGTCAAGCATAACACCATTAAATGCAAGTAATTCTTTAAATGCATCTATAAGTAAAGTCTGGAATGGCCTAATTACAATGTTATCCATAAGTATAGAAGCTGTTCTAAGCTCCTCTGCATTATTACCAAAACCAGTATTATCTTTAATACCTAATAATATAGGCGATACAACACCATGACCAATCATAATTTTCTCCCTACTCTCCTTAGCTAAGAAATCATACTGTGCATGTGCATCTGGTAAGTGAATAGGTTCTACTGTAGATTGATCCTCTGAGCTTTCATTAAACGCTAGTATAAATCTACCTGCATTAGAAGACCCACTGAATTTATCATATATCTTTCTTTCTATTCTCTCTTGAATCTCATCTGAAGGAATTCCATTATTAAAATTAAGTAATAAAGAAGGCTGTAAACCATTCTTAATGTTGTTTAGATGATAATTAGATACCTCTTCCTCTAGTGAGCAATACTGTAAACATCCTTGATAATCTACAGGTGAATAGTAATAAAACCCTGCTCTGTATGGTTTAACACAATATATCTCGATAGTTTCTGACCTGCCACCATTCTTATATGAAGGTATTCTTTTAGGTTTATCAGATGGTTTTATATTAGCCCAATCTGGATGATAGTAGTATCCTTTAACTCTACCATCTTTAGCTTTCTCGGCTCTTAAAGTTTCCATAGGGAAGTGATAAAGACCTGATATTTCTCTCTTACCTTTCTTATAAACAACTTGAATAGCTGCTTGACCTAACATTTTAAGGTCATTAACCATCTTCTTAACATCGTTAGGCCTAAGTACACTTTGCATTTTACCAAACATCTCAGGCTTCTCTGCTGAATCTGTTGCGTTTAGTCCTCTACCATAAACCATATCAACAATACCGTTTATACATCTTGAGTTTGTGGGGCTACCTAAATACCTCTCTATAAGTTCATTGAAGTAATCGTTACCATCTCCATACTCAACCCAATCTTTTCTAGTATTTTCTTTTACTGTTGGAATTTCATAGCCAGATAAATTAACCACTCTTAAACTAGGATTTACCTCTTTAGGAGCTTGTATTTTTCTTGCTGATTTTATTGTTCTTCGACTCATATTATTATATATTGTTGCCCTGCTGCATCAGAATCATAATTATTATATTCACTAGTATTTAAAGTGTGAGATATTGTAGTATCTGTTTTAGAAGTACAATAAACCTTATCTCTATATAGTAAAGTTGTTCCTTGTTTTACTTCTATTGAATAACTGCTATCTTCAGATAAAATACTAAAGGTGCAATCTATATTTAAAAAATTACCACTTATTACGGAAGTTAACGAACTTAAAGTTTCTGTCTTCTCCGTTCCATCCTCTCTAATAACTAACTGCAAATCACTAGCAACAGTATACTGTCTAGGAATAATGCTTAATGTTTGAGCATTTGTGTTTGGTAATAACCTTATCATATAAGTATAACTAAAAAAGGTTGTTTATGTTCAAAAAAAAAGGGTAACATTTCTGCTACCCCTTAATTTCACAAATGAAAATCCTATTAAGAATTTGTACCTTGAGTCACAGTTACAGTTCCTGTTAAACCTGCAAAAGGATCAGCTTCTGTAGCACCTTCTAAAAAGTTAGCAGGTACTTGCTCCATAGCAGAGAATGTAAGTGTATAACCTGACATATCTCCCATAGCTGCACCTGTTGCAATAGTTCCACCTGTCACATCACAACCATGCTCCGCACCCATTAAAAAAGCATTACCGTTATAGTCTTGCACCACAATATGTGGTCTACCATAACTCATTAGCTTTAATTCTTTGTGGTCTTGTACAGTTAATTTCTTTAAAGTAAGGTTTAATGCCTGTTCAAAGAAAGTTGTACCATTTTCTCTTGAAGAAGTAATAGTTTGTTCAAAACTACTATTCCCCTTTAATTCATATTTAAATACCGTTACAGTACCTAAATCATCTACTACGTCTGTATCTGTACTATCATACGCAATAGTTATATCTCCAAAGTCTGCAAAATAAACGGCTTTTATACCACCAACCGAATCTTTACAGGGTTCTTTTCTACCTTTTGTTAAATCACAAGCCATCTTAATGTGTTTTTAATAAAAAAGGGCGAGTAGGCACTATTGGCTCACCCACCCTTTTAAGTTGATTAATTATCTATTATTAGTTAGCAGAGTTAGTTATACCGTATGTTACGATATCCTCAATAATCCCATACTGTACACCTGCTGTAAATCTCATAACGACTCTTACGTTTTGAGAACCATCAAGTTCAGACATATCGATAACTTTAACCTCATTATGGTCAGATAATAGACCAGTACCGAAGAAAAGGTTAGATTTTTCTGCTGCAATTGCTTTATTGTCAGCAAAACCTTTTGCTACAAATATCTTAACACCATCAAATGTTAATGAACCGTTGTTCCACCATTGTGTTCCCATTGCATTTGTACCTGCTGCACCTAAACCTGAACTTCCAAATCCTCCTAAAGCTCTTACATAAGCACGAGCAATATTAGATGATACATAAAGGTTTAAATCTTCACTCCCATAAACTGTAGAAGGAATTGCATCTACAATGCTACCTAACTGTGCAATAACATTAGAAGCTGTTACAGTTGTTCCTGCAACTTCTTGTGCTGAAGGTAGTCCTGCATCTAATGAAACAAGTTTAGTTAGTCCGTCAAATTGACCGTTGTTAGATGTGTTACCATCCCAGATAGACTGCTCAGTCTTTTGTGCAACTTTAGCTGCAACATGAGCAATTAAGAAATCAGAGAAACTAGAAGGCAGGTCGCTGTGTGCAGAATAGCCCATAGAAATTGCTTCCCAGTCAGATACAAAGTCTTTCTTACATAATTGTAGGTTAACTTGTTGCTCTTCTGGTTGAAGAATTTTCTCAGTTAGTGTAATAGTTGAAGTAGGATCAAAATCACAAGTTGCGTCCTTAACGATTCCGTCAGTACCCACTTTTTTAATAACCTCTTTTAACTTTACATTTGGTTTTACAGTAATACCACCGTTAGCGATAGTAGAACCTTCAAGTAGAGCAGCAGCGATATATTCCCCTGCAAACTCACCTGCATAAGTAGTAGTAATTGATGTAGTTGTTGCCATTTTTGGTAATTTAAATAATTGTTTTTATTTGTTTAATCTAGCTAATACTCTGTCTAGAGTTGTTCTAGGGGCATTTTGAGAATACAAGTGTAAATCCTTGTTTTCTGTTGCATTTTCTGGGTTATGAGTTAAAGGAGCTTCATCAGTAGAAAGTTCTTGAGGAACTTCTTGCTTAGACTCTTCTTTAGCCTCCATTGCACCCATCAGTTTTTCAACCATAGCCTTAACTTCTGCTAATTCTTCTTTGGTTGCATAAGACATTTCAGCTTCTTGAGCTTCAACCTCTTCAGTAGCATCCACTTCTGGAGCTTCCTCTAGCTGTACTTCTTCTTTCACCTCTTCAGTATTCGCTTCAAGTTGTACCTCTTCCTGTACCTCTTCTTGCACTTGTTCTTGTGCAGAATCTTTAGCTTCAACTTCTTCGGATGAAGACAGAAGTACGTCCTTTAGTTTAGAAACGATTTCTGTTGCTTTCATAAAAATTGATGTTTATAATTATTACTGATTAAAATTAAAGTGTTGTATTTTCAAGTACCGTCACCAGTTATATTACCGATACCTTGACCTCTTAAAGTGCCATCACAACATTTTTTTGAATACGTTTTACCATCTTTACATAGGCATCCTCTGTTACCACCTTTAGGTGAGGAATAACTAGGTGTTTCTTTCATTCTTTTTTTCATTACTTTCTGCTTGACTTAGGGTGTTTATTTGGTAGTAAATCATAGTCAGTTGTATACTTAGCATTCTGAGGCCTTCCATTCTTTAATAAATAAAGGAAAGCATTAACTCTAGCGAATGCCCATTGTGAAGCTGATCTAACTTGAGGTGACCTACTAGTGTTGAATGCACCTAAACCTCTTTGAAATACACTAGATAAAGAACCAACAGTTGCACCATAACCTAGCTTCTTCTTGTATTTTTTATTAAATTCATCAGCTTTATTTTGAAGTGTAGCCCTGTCTTTAGCAGACACCTTTGCACCAGTCTTACCACTAGCATCTCCCTTTGCACTTCCTTTTCCTTTTGGATTAGGGTTAGGAGTATTAGATTTAGGTGCTTTAGGTGATTTTCTGATACCACCTTTTGGGCCAACTTCAGCAAGGTTATGAGATTCACAAGGCATATACCAAGTCTTTCCTTCAACATCGTGTGTATGATAACCACTACAACCAATATCTTTAGCTGCCTCTTCAGCCTCTTCCATTGTAGAGTAAGCTGCTCTTCCATCAATAATTGTAGCAGAAGCCTCTAGTCCTTTTAGCTTAGACTCAGTCCAATTCAACATACTTTTACCTCCCCAGAGAAGATAACTTACAGTTCCACAAGCATCTGGTTTACTAGGATCATAATATTCAGCAGCTCTGCTTAAATAAGAGTAGATGCGTTTAAGAGTTGGTAAGGTAAATTTCTCTTTTCTCTCTAACTGTCTAGCTCTAGTTTTACCTACTAAAGTTGCACACTTATTACCTAGTGCTTTATTTCTTTTTATTCCAAGTTTAGCATTGTTTGATGCAGATTCAGGATAACCACCATAAGATTCTAAATGAACCTCTTCAGAAAGTAAATCAATAGCTTCTAATAAGTCATACTCTGCATTTAACTCATCAAGATGTTCTGAATAGAAAGATTCCTGTATAGATTCTTTAGGTCCATCCATCTTATCAGCAAAATATCCTTCTATAGAGAATCCTTTTATCTCTCCTGCCTTAACTTGATTCCAAATATCATCATTATTAACTTTAACAGAAACCATCCAAGTACCTACAGGTAAATCAAAGTTGTATTTTCTAGATTTATCTTTAGTTTCATCCTCTATAATCCAAGATTCAACTACAGACATCCCTTCAAGCTCTACGTCATGCTCTAGAGTGCTATTATTTTGGTTTCCCTTCATTAAAAACAGCTCAGAAGCCTTTCTAACAGTTTCTTCAGCAAAAAAGATGTAATATTCCTCTAAACCACTGTTTCTATATATTTTTTTGTTAGGAATTAGGGCTGCACCCATCAAAATTCGCTTTTCTTTGTCTACTTCAGCTAATTTTACCTCTTTATGCTCTTTTAGAGCTATAAAATCCTCTTCTATAGCAGGATTTTCGACAACTGAGATAGCTTCAATACCACTAAACTCGTTTTCTTCATCAATGATAAGTTCTATAATACGTTCCATATATAATTAACTATTTTGATTGTATTCGTTTTAGATTTAACCTAAAGACCTATTGAAATCAATAGTCCTATCTAATTCTTGAGCATCTTTAATGTCTTTATTTACCACAAATGCTCTTAATGGCTTCTCTTGTTGGCCTCTAATAGATTGAGCTAATTGCGATTCAGGGGATGCACCGACTACATTAAAGTCTGGTGCTTCTACATTAGTATCGCTCCCAACTGCTCCTCCACCTCTTAATTTACCTCTACCAGTCTCATCAACCTCTAATATCTTTCTAACATTAGCCAATCCTAATGCTATTATACTTGCAACAGCAAAAGGTTTTACTGCTGTTGGGATTAAAGGGTCTTTAAGAGCTTGGTTTGCAGCAACATAAGTATCAATAGTAGC